AAATCTGCGCCCATGTGCCGTCGTCCACCTTGCGCTCCAGCTTGTAGCCGGCGAGGTTGCCGTCGGGATCGGTCGACTGTCCCCACGAGATGCTCAGGTTTTCGCCGCCGATGACCTCGCTCGGGACAGTGATGGTGCCGGGGGCCGTGGGCGGCTGGTTGTAGACGATTGTGTAGCAGCCGTCCGAGTCGGTGTTATCGGAGACCAAGAGATCGGATGACAGATTACAAGCGGGGCGCAGGCCGCCGTCGCCGAAGCAGGCGTAGTCCCCGTACAGCGAGCCACCGTACCTGACGAAGCGGGCGCTGAGGGCCGACCCGGCATAGGCGTCCCGCAGCCAGTAGTACCACGCCTGATTTGCCGACGGGTTGCTGCCGTAGTTGGAATTGGCGACGCAGGATGCCGTCACGGTAGCGATGCGGCTGGAGTTGTCGCTGAAGATCGCCAGCTTGCTGCCGCACACATGGTCGCCCGAGAGGTTGACCTCGGTGCAGGACAGGGGGAAAACCTTGTCCACGCAGGTCTCCGTCCCGCCGCCGTCCGTGGAGCTCTTACCGACGGTGATGGTGGTGGCGAGCAGGGCGGCCCGCTCGTTGGCCGTGAAGCCATTGAGGAAACCGGCGAGGGTCTGGTACTGGTTGACGCCGTCCCACACGTTGGCCGTGCTCGGAGGCGCATCTGCGCTATGCTGCGCGGTGTACCACTGGCCCGCGGCGGCGTCACTGTTGAGCCACTGGCGCAGGTTGGAGTAGATGTAGCGGTTGTTGCCGTAGTTTCGGCGGTCGCTGTTGCCGTTGGCGCTCTCCTTCGCGTCGAAGCACAGCAGCTTGATGATCTGGTTGGTCACGAGGGTGACGCTGTTGGCAGGGTAGCCGGCGTGGTTTTTGTCGGCCTTGATCCAGATGATCGGCGCGCCGTAGAGGCTGCCGAACTTGATTTTTGCCTTGTTGGCAAGGCTTCCGAGGGTTTGAGGCATGAGTCTTGTCTCCTTTCGGTAGGTTTTAGCTCCGGGAAGTATGCGTAGAAATAGGCGTCCATGTTCTGCCGCAGGTGGTAGGTGTTGCCGTGCGAGATGTGGCCCGTCCAGCTTGCGTAGGATTGGCTCACGCTCTCGAGCGTCATCTTGCCCCTGTCCACGAGGCCGCGGAACTTGCGGATCTTCCGCTTCATGTTGTCGATGCTCTTGGCCCTCACCTTCCTGACCACCTTGCCGGTGCTCGTGAGGTAGGTATGGAAGCCGAGGAAGTCGATGCCATTCTTGAGCGGGAAGATCTGCGTCTTGCCGTTCAGGCGCAGGCCCAGCGGCTTGATGTACGCCTCGATCTTCTTGAGGATCTCCCGGAGCAGCAGCTTGTCGCTGCTGATGATGTAGAAGTCGTCCATGTAACGGCCATAGACGAGGCCGAGGCCATCCCGCAGCCAGTGGTCGAAGTCGTCCAGATAGAGCAGGGCGAGCAGTTGGCTCGACTGGTTGCCGATGGGGATCCCGGGGTCTGGCGTGCTGTCGATGACGATCCAGAGCAGCCACTCGACGAAGTCGATCAGCTCCTCGTCAGACAGGAAGGCCAGAGCCTTGCGGGCCTTCTCGAAGCAGACGGCGTGCAGCAGGGTGTAAAAGAACTTGGAAAAGTCACCTTTCAGCACCCAGCCCTCGGCGTAGTCCCACTCCTCCATCGGCCGGTATGGCAGGCCGGCGGCCCGCCGGGCCTCCTCGTCTGCTGCCTTCCGGCTGAAAAAGTAGTGGCGCATGGCGCCGGCCAGACGGTCGAGGCCGTCGTGGGTGCCTTTGCCGATCTGCCCCGCATAGTTGTCCCGGATGAAGCGCCGGGAGAATACTGGCTCGAGGACGTTGTCGCAGAGCGAGTGCTGGACGACTTTGCCCTCGAAGTCTATGGCAAGGACGAGCCGCTCCTTTGGCTCATACACCTTGAAGGGGTAGTAGGGCCCGAAGGTGTACTCGCGCCGCTGGAGGCGGTCAGAGAGGTCGGCCGTGCGCTCGATGGCCTCCATGCGGTAGCGCATGGCCGTGGGGTTGTCCCGCTTCCCGCAGCGGGTCTTGCGGTATGCTTTGTATAGCGAGTTGAAGCTGTTGACGATGTTCTCCATGCGAAAAAATCTCTGCCGTCGGCAGCTCCGGCCACGCTTTGCGTGCGCCGCCGGGAGCATCGGCAGTCCTGTGTTTACCCATGGCCGGGCCGGTCATACGGCGCCGGGTGCGGGAGGGATACGCCTTCCTTGGATGATGGTGCACAGTGTTCGCCGGCCGTCTCCGGCCGGTTAATAAGTCGGGCTATCCATCGAAGCGGGGCGCAGGCCGTTGTTGCCGTTGTAGGCGTTGTTCCTGTTCAGCGTGCCATCGTTCCTGACGTTGCGGGCGTTGTTGGCCGACCCGGCACGAAAAAACAAGGCGTACCCCACGGGCTGCCTATTGGTGGCGCGCCTGCGCGTCCATCTTGGCGGCCCTTTCTTTATCGGATTTGTACCATTTGGCGGTCTGGTTTTTGACGCCGGCCGCCATCCGCGACCAGTGTGCAAAGGCGTCGTCGCCGAGCCCGCTGAGGATCTCGTGGGCGAGCTCGATGTGGTGGATCAGCTTCCGGCAGTTGCGCAGGGCCGAGCGTTGCGCCCGGTATCGCAGCTCCCGCTCCTGCGGGTCGGTCAGGAGCAGGTCGTTGGCTTCCATCAGGTCGGCGACGAGGTCGCTGGCCTCGTTCATCATCCGTTGCGCCAGCCCGAGCCGTTCCTTCTTGGGGAAGATGTTCGGGTTGCGCGTCTTGATGTAGGTGTGCTTCTCGAGCTCCTTGGCGTCGCTGATGACCTGCATCTCCGGGAGCTTTTCACGGCCGAAGGGCGGGCGGCCTACATTGGCCCGCTCGTATGGCCGCGAGTGTCCGTTGCTTGCCGTAGTACCTCACCTCCTCCCCTTTGATGGTGATCCTCGCGCCGGTGCCGTCGTAGGCGGTGCCCTGAATGACGATCACGCCGTCCTCACGCTTGCAGCATGAGCAGGGCGGCGCCAGCTCGACAAACAGGTGCGCGATGATGCACGACGCCTCTGCGGGCGGGATCGGCGTGTAGCCGTAGCCGTCCATGGCTTAACACTCGAGGCGCTGAAGCGTAGCGTTCCAGACGCCAGAGGTGAGGGTGATGCCGTCCAGATTGGCAAAGGTGATCTGGAAGGGGTTGGTCGTGATGTCGCCGAACACAGCGTCCCACAGGGTCGTGATCTTGCTGGTGTTCTGCTGGACGACGTTGCTCAGGTCGACCACGGCGGCCGCGGCCTGCTCTGCGATCCCGACGGCCTGCTGCGCGAGGAGGATGGCCTGATTGGCCGTGGCCTGCGCCGCGAGGGCGATGGCCTTGTAGTTTTCGTAGTCCTCCTTGGTGGCGTAGGCGTCCGCGGGGATGTAGGCGGTCACGTTGGTGGCCGTGCCGATGGCGGTGACGATGTCGATGGTTTTCTCGACGATGGTGGCGCCGCCGGTCGGCGGGATCCACTCGGCGAGGTCACCGCAGTTGCCGTAGCAGTACAGCACCTCGCCCACGTCCTCGTCGGGATCGTCCGCATAGAGGCCGAGCTCGCGGTAGTAAAAGCCGTCGTTGGTCTGGTCGTTGGTGAACACGCCGCCCACGGTGACGGTGCCGTCGCCGTTCACGATGCATTTGGTGATGTCGATGGTCGCCTTCGGGCTGACCACGCCGGTGAGGGAGCGGGGCGTCTGACCCTCCTCGAGGTAGCCGTCGCCGAGGACGATCTTGGTGTAGTTGATCTGCTGGCCCGCCACGCCCTTCGCCAGAACGAGAAGGCCCGCGGCGGTGATGTCGTTGTTGATAAATGCGGCCATGTCTTTCTCCTTTCCTTAGTCTGAAGCGAGGATGCTGGTGCCGATGGTGACGGTCTCCCGGTTGTTGTCGTGGACGACGGCCCCGTGGTAGAGGTGGATCTCGTCCGTCCCCATGACGTGCCGCTCCTCTCCGTGCTCTCGCACGGCCATCCCGGCATAAAGGAACATCTCGCCGGTCAGGCAGATCAGGATCGCGTCGAGCCATGCGCTGCGCCGCTTCACGGTGCGCAGCAGCGAGAGGAACAGGTCGAGGTTTTCGTTGACGAGTCCCGGGTTGTCGCTCAGCACTTTGAAGTGGTAGGGCTTGCCGCCGTACTGATACCACTCCCTGACCTCGCCGGTGCCGAAGTAGTCGGCGATGATCTGCGCCACGGCGTAGGGGGTGCCGAGCTTGGCATAGACGCGGTCGCTGTTGCGGATGACGGCCCGCTTGGTCTCGATGGGTGCGGTGCTGTCATACCACTGGATGTTCAGCTCCCACGCCATCTCGTCCAGCTCGGCCTCGCTGAGCTGGTCGATCTTGTCCCACCTGCTCAGCAGCTTCAGACGGGCGAAGGCGTCCCGGGATAGGGTGTCGCAGCCGGCGGCCAGCCCGCGGTCGGCGCCGTCCTGTGCCATCCACGAGGGCAGGAGCTTGATCATCTCGACTTCGCTGAGTCGCATTTAGACCACCTCGCTCTCTGTCTTATGGCTGACAGTCAGGTGCCCGCTGAACTTGGCGACCTGTGTGTCGCTGACGGGTGTGTAGACCGGCTTGGTCACGTCCACGCGGAAGGCGCCGGTCAGGTTTTCGCCCCACGACGGGCAGAGGATCCTCTTGCGGAGCTGGTCGGGGTTGATGTCCCGGCCCAGCGCGCCCACCTGCCACTCGTTGTAGCGGTCGATGGCGCCGCCGGTGCCTTCCACATTGGCGACGACCTCGGCCTCCGTCTCGGGGGTGGTGTAGTAGACGATCTCGATGTCGTAGGTGATGACCTCGGGCGCCACGGCCGTGACCACGTCGGTGAGCGGCCGGATGTCCGAGGCGTTGCAAGCCTCCAGCACCTTCTCGAGGATGCTCTCGTCAGGGACGGCGCCGCCCTCCAGCAAGGGGACGATCTTGACGCAGCCCTCGAGGGTGCGGGTGATGGTGATGTCGAGGCTCGTGGCGTCCGCGAGGGCGCCCTTGAGCTCGATGGTCAGCAGGTCGTCGGTGTAGTCCACAGTGTAGTCGGTGTCCTCCACTCCGGCCGTGCTCTCCCCGTGTTCCTTGACGATCAGGGTGTCCGGCAGCAGCCGGCCGCCGCCGATGAAGGCGTGGCCGTCGGAGACCGTGAGCGTGCGGCTGGTGGGTTCCGTCGCGCTGACG